CCGCATTAGCTTGTATAAATGCTGCGTTAGCTGCTGGCCAAACATATGTATTTGATTGTGTGAATCCGGCATTGGCTTGAATGAAAGCAGCATTGGCTTGGTTTCTTACCCAAGAATCTGATGCATTGTTTGCTGCCGTGAATGCCGCATTAGCTTGTATAAATGCTGCGTTAGCTGCTGGCCAAACATATGTATTTGATTGTGTGAATCCGGCATTGGCTTGAATGAAAGCAGCATTTGCTTGATTTCTAACCCAAGAATCAGAAGCATTGTTGGCTGCCGTGAATGCCGCATTAGCAAATGTAAATAAGTTTACACCATTAGACACTACCGTGTTGGCTGTAATTGTATTTACGGTATAGTTCTGTGTAGAATCTAAACCTGATGGAAGTATTTTAGTTAATGCCATTTGTTACTTTTGTTATCATTGTTTATCCTTAAACATCGCCTGCATTTGTTGGGAATATTCTAGCTCCACTACTATTTGTACCCCACACTAAACGAACAAATCCATTGCCGCCGGCACTGGCTAAACCAACACCATTATCCCATGACCCGCCACCTCCACCGCCAGGAAATCCACCATCGCCACCTTTTGAACCGGCAGAGGACAAACCATTTCCGGCTGCACCGTTAGTGGAGACAACTGCGCTACTATATGTAACGCACCCACCACCACCACCACCAGTTACATTGCTCTGGCCAGCGCCGCCAGCGCCAGAAGTAAAGCCATTATTAGTACTAGCAGTACCACCGCCGAGATTAGTGCCACCACCACCACCGCTACCACCTACTCCATTAGTTGCACCACCAGACGTAGAATGACCGCCAGTTCCACCAGCACCAGCTAATCCACCTGCGCCGCCACCACCACCGCCACCGTCATATGCGGCGCCTCCAGTACCACCTGCATAACCGCCAGTAGTTACTCCTACTGGAGTATTTGAAAACAATGGTGCGCTAGGTGCCGCAGCAGAGCCATAGCCATAAGTTGGTCCACCTAGACCAGCATAAGCAGTTAAAGAAAATGTACTATATGTGATTGAACTTAAATTACCATTGGGTGCAGTAGTATTTTTTATACTAGTTGCTAATCCGCCTGCTCCAACAACTATACTAAGAGTTGATCCGGAAGTTACTGTGAGGTTACTAAAATAACCGGCTGATGCACCTGATCCACCGCCGCCGCCGCCGTCACCAGTATTACCGTCATCACCTGCGCCACCACCACCGACTGCCATTGCAGAAATTGTAGTTACTCCAGAAGGCACTGTGAATGTATATGTACCTGGTGTTGCATAATTTACATATGAAAGTATTATTGGCCAAGTATTAGCTGATTTAGCAATTCTTTGGTCATCGGCCGAATAAACACCACCAGTGCTACTTGTACCAATAGTTTGTGTTGTACCAAGTACGCCGTAATTACTTCTTGTTCTCATTTTAACTCATCAATTCGTAGCTTGCAGTAAAATTGACAGAAGAATTTGCCGATGCTTGTGCTTGTAATACATCACCCTCTTCTAAGTATACACTTGTATCTTTGCCTAATAGCACCAACGTTGAATTTCCAGGTATAACGACACTACCACCTAGATAATAAACAGTTGAACTACGATTGATTATTACATTTGCAGAAACACTTGTACTAGTATAATTAGTTAAAATTACATTATTAAGTTTATCTACTGTACCACTAGCCGAACTATTTGTAATAACATTACTTGTTACTGTAGTCAAGGCGGCCACTGCCGTTCTTCCTGTTACTGATGTTATGTTTACCATATTTGGTGCTGCCATTTTATCCTCCGAATATTATCGCCATTGCTATAGATTTACCCAATGTTACCGCACTATTTGCTTTTGTAAATGCTGCATTAGCATATGAGCCTGCTGAGTTAGCTGCTGGCCAAACATATGTATTTGATTGTGTGAATACGGCATTGGCTTGAATGAAAGCAGCATTGGCTTGGTTTCTTACCCAAGAATCTAAAGCATTGTTGGCTGCAGTAAAGGCCGCATTAGCTTGTATAAATGCTGCGTTAGCT